AGCGAAGAACGCAAGCATCAAATGCTCGTGTATTTGCGTGACCACCCTAAGCTGGTAACCTTTGATAAGTTCCTGAAATGACATATACAGAACTCATTACCCGTGCTGATTCATTCATGCACCGAACAGACCTTACTACGCTATGGCCTACGTTCATAGCCAATGCAGAATCTGCGCTATTTCGTGAGCTTGATTTGCGTGAAATGGAATTGTCGGTAACGGGTACAGTGGTAGATGGGTTTATTGATTTACCCGCTGATTTTGGCTTCATGGGGCGATTGACTGTAACGGTCGGTGGTAATGAGGTTAATGTCGAATATAACAATCGAACTGACACATACCCCGCAACAAACCCACTGACTTACTCACAAGAAAATAACAAGTTAAGATTGTTTCCAACAGCGACAAACCAAGTTTACAAACTGTACTACACGGCAAATATCGCACCACTAACCGCAATCGCACCTACAAACTGGCTATCAGTTAATGCCGCTGATTTGTATATGTATGCCGCATGTTTAGAGGCTGCTAAGTGGATACGTGATGGCGACCAGATGACGTTATTGACATCAATGGTTGCTGGTTTGGTTGATTCGGTTCGCAATCTATCTAAAAGACGCGCCAAGCCTAATCGGGGCGGGTTGCACTTAAAAATTAAACATCCTCTAGCATGAGCCTAACCAAAGTCACGCAAGTAGGCCGCTACGGTGTTAACCGTGACTTGTCTACGCATGAAATCCCAATTAATATTTGGACTAATGCAAATAACATTCGTTTTGTGGACGGCATGGCTGCTCAGGTTGCAGGCTATAAAGACCTCTACCCTAGCCCCGCCGTAACGCCATTTCATGTATTGCCCGTTGACGTTGCAGGCGTAAGAACTTGGATTTATGCAGGGCAAAACAAAATCTACACGGTAATCAATGGGGGAACTCATACCAACATTACCCGACAAACTGCCAGTGTAGACGTTAACTACAATGCCATTCGTAACGGCTGGACTAGCTCGGTGCTAGGCGGTATTCCTATCATTAACAATGGCTCTGATTTGCCGCAACAATGGTTGTTAACTGGTAAATGCACGGCGTTGACAAATTGGCCAGCAACTAACTTTTGTAAATCAATGAGGACTTATAAAAACAGTCTCATTGCTTTAAACATCACCAAAGGGGCGGTAAATTATCCCTATATGGTCAAGTGGTCGCACCCAGCACAAGCGGGTACAGTTCCGTCAACATGGGATATTGCAGACGCTACCAAAGACGCTGGTGAGTTTGATTTAAGCGAAGGCTTTGACGTGGTGGTGGACGGTTTACCATTACGCGATTCGTTCATCATTTACAAGCAATCGTCAATCTGGCGCATGGACTACACGGGCGGCGTGTTGGTTTACAAGTTTCAAAAGATTATTAGTAATCAGGGCATGATGGCGCGTAACTGTGCCGTCGAAGTTAACGGGCAACATTTTGTATTCTCTAACACTGATTGCATTGTCCACGACGGTCAATCGTCACAATCCGTACTCGATAAGCAAACCCGCAGAGATTTATTTGCACAGATTGACGCAAGCCGTGCCGACCAATGCTTTGTGTTTGTGGACTATGCTTACAACGAAGTATTTGCATGTTACCCAGCACTAGGTAGTATAACTTGCAACCGTGCATTAGTTTGGAATTTTATTGATAAAACAATCTCATTCCGTGATTTACCCATGTTAAATCATGCGGCATCAGGGCCTGTTGACGATTCAAGTGCTAGAACATGGAACACAGCGGCAGGGTCGTGGAACTCTCAAGCCGCACCTTGGGATGCCTCAAGTGCAAGTTTGAACCGCTCACTATCCGTTATGGCGAGCGATGCGACTAAACTATATTTACTAGATGCTGCCTTGACCTTTGCGGGTACGACGATAACATCATTCTTGGAGCGTAAAGGATTGTCGTTTGACGAGGCTGAATCGCTAAAGCTCATTCGAGGCATTCGCCCACGGATTTACGGTAATGGTAACTTGTACGTGTCTATTGGGTACGGTAACACGCCTTATGACGAACCAACATACAACGCGCCCGTTCTGTTTACTATTGGTACAACGGTATCAGTTGACACCATGTGTACAGGTAGATACATGGCTATCAAGTTCTCTAGCGGAACATCTACTAATTGGCGATTAGATTCATACGATATTGACGTACAGAAAGCGGGTAACTGGTGAGAAGTACAAGCGGTGCATTTAATAGATATGTTAAGGGTTACACGCCTACAAAAACAGAGGATATATCTGTTTTCTTAGACGCTGAATTATTGTCAATTCAAAATGCAATGAATGACTTAGCTGAGGGGTTTTTAGAGCCTATAACAGTAGCCCCAGCAAAGCCTAGAGACGGAATGTTACGGTATGCAATGGCTGGCGTATTAGGAGCTAGCGTAGGGTTTTATGGTCGTGAAAATGGAGTATGGGTTAAATTATGATTTAGCAATATCACATCTACGGTATTGCCCAAACATTTTAATTTCAGCATGGATTCTGGCATTTTTTGCAACCTCTAAATCTGCGAAAACGCCCAAATAAATATTTTCCCCATTTGACCGAATTGACACGTGCCATTTTTTCATGCGTTTATGCCAGCTAACACCTTTATATCCGCTTGTATTGTTAGTATTAATTGCTCTATTTTTCCCATTTTCTAAGCGTGTAGTTAGCCTTAAATTACTCAATATGTTGCAACTTGGATTGCCATTTATGTGGTCGATTTCGCGCTCAGGAAGTTCGCCGTAGACGTAAAGCCATACTAAACGGTGTGCTTTATATTGTTTTCCATTAATACGAATTACACAATATCCGTTGGCATCAGAGCATCCTGCTATAATTTTTTTAGGTGCTCTAGTTAGCCCCGCCCTAAGCCAGTTAAATAATCCAGTCTCAGGATTATAAAAAAGTATTTGTTTTAGCCGCTCTTGTGTTAAAATATTTTCGCGCATATTGCTAATTCCTCAAGTAATGCAATTTGTGAAGTGTCTATTGAGCGTCTCACCGCTCTTTAGATGCGTATATTTTAACACAAACGCAGGGATTGCGCCGTGATTACAGATACACATAAAATCGATGAAGCGCTTGAAACAGAGTTCTTTTTCGCTAAAGATATAGCCGCTAAACGTCACGTACTATCCGCTGGCGATGTTGTTGGCAAACACTCCCATGATTATGACCATATCTCTATCGTTGGCTACGGCTCGGTTAGAGTAAACACACCTCAAGGCTCGCGGGTTTACGACTCGGGTGATTGCGTCATTGTTTCAGCAAACACAGAGCACACAATAACAGCACTAGAAGACAGTGTTTGGTATTGCGTCCATCCAAACAAGGAGTAAATTAATATGCCATTATCCTATTTAATACCCGCAGGTATGTCGCTATTAGGCGGTTTGATGGGTAGCGAAGAAAAAACAGTCGGTAAAACTTCACCAACTTCGCAAACAACCAACAGTTCAAGCTCTCACGGTTCATCTACCCAGCACAAAATCGACCCACGCATGGAGCAGGCTATTTACGGCGCTGGTGGCATCATGCCTAACGCCTCGGCTTGGTATGCTCAAAATCAATCAGGCTTGAACGACAAAATGATTACTGGTATGAATAACCAGTGGAATCAATTAGGGGCGTCTAAGCAAGGTTTTGACCAGATGCAAAACTTAGGCATGGGGCTAATGGGTGGAGGCACTGCGGGTAATCCATTTACGGGCGGCGGTGGTATTGCACCACAAAACCTAACTTACAAGCCCGCTGATATGGCAACGGGTGCAAGCCCTAACAGTCCATTTACGATGCCAGTTGCAGCGCCCGCGCCTTCAATGAGTGCTGGCGCTCCTAGCGGCGGCGGTGGAGGCGGTGGTGGTGGAGATGCTGGTTATTCGCCAATTGGTAGTGCGATAGATGCTCTCAATGGTGCGGGTGGCGCTGGCAAGGCTGACCCTAGAGGCACTTGGATTGATGACGTAGAAGGCGGTCATTGGTCTAGCACAATGGGTGGCGGTGGATACACTGGCTACAGACCTACAGATTGGAGTAATCCTTCAATGAACGTGCCAACAGCTAGCACGGCGGGATATGGCGGTTATGGTGGTTATAGTACTTTACCTGCTTACAGCTATCCTAATGGCGGTGGAAACGGGGGCGCATAATGGACTATACAAATGCAATCGGGTATTTAGACCCTAACAGAGCACCAAACCTAGGTAATGCTCCTACTAGCGTAGGTGGTTATTCGCCTACAGCTAATTATGGTACGACAGGTTCAACGCCTGCTACCATTCCTTACAATCCAAACACTAGCCAACCGTATCAAGCTATTCCGCAGTCAATATCAACGCCTACTGCTAGTGCGGGTTCGCCTATGCAGTTTAATCAAATCCCGTATCAGCAAACAACTACGGGCTTTGGCCAAAACCAAAATACGCAAAATCTAGCCAACGCACTGACAGCGCAAAGTAATCAAAACTTAGCGCAAAATGTGATGCCTCAAATCTCGCAGGGCGCACAGCTTGCGGGGCAGTACGGCGGTTCGCGTCAAGGTATTGCAGAGGGTGTAGCGGCTGGTAACGCTCAAACGGGCTTAAATTCAGCCATTGCAGGCTTGTATTCTCAGGCATACGGTCAAGACCAAAACTTCTACACACAACAGCGCGGTCAAGACCAAAGCGGTATGCAGCTAGGGGCTAACCTATACGGCATGGGTAATACGGGCAACCTAGGCATTGGGGCAGGTCAATATTCATTGGGACAAACCTACATGAATGCTCCTTTGACAGCAGCGCAAAACTATGCGGGGATTGTCAATCCTTACTCTGGTCTAAACGGCTCTAGCACTACTGGAGGTGGTAGCTCTAGTACAAGTACTACGACTAATTCAGGCAATCCTGGCACTACTTCGGGTGGTGGATTGCAAGGCGCTTTGGGCGGTGCAATTGGTGGCTGGCAAATGGGTTCTAACTTCGGATTGGGCTAATCATGGCAGGACTACTAGACTTTTTTGGTAACGGCTGGGACGACCCTAAATCTAACGCTGTAATGGCATTAGCAGGTGGGTTGCTT